TTCGCCCTGTCGTGACCGATGGAGCGCCGCCCGCCCAAGTCAGCGTGTTCGATCCCGTTACCGGATTGACGAGGGTGTTCGTTTGCGCGAGCAGCGTTCCCGGTCCATCGCCGTTGCCCTCGATCCCGTTGAGCTTTCCGCCATCGCAATAGAGTCCGGCGACGAGGTTGCCGGTGAATCCGGCGTCCATGACGAGCGTAAGATTGCCGAGCAGGCCGCCAATCGGCGGCGGCGTAACCGGATAGAGATAAACCGTGTTCGGGTCGAGCGTGAAGGCGAACGTATTCGTCGGAAATCCGAAAGAGGTCGAGCGGCCGCCCGGAATCGTTTGCGCGAACTGCACGGCCGCATCGCTGATCGGCTGCGCGTCGTAAGAGCGGATGACGCCGACCCAATTATTCCAAGGCCCCGGCCCCGTCATATCCCAAGCGCAAATGTCTTTGACGTAACTCCAAGCCGAGTTGTTTAGGGTCGTGAAGCGAAAGCGATTCGTGTAGGCGTTCGCCGTCATTTGCGTATTGCCGCAAACCTCGAAGTTATCGGCTAGAATTCCATTTTTGACCGCGCCGCCATTTTTTCGAATGCGAACGACGCCGTCGCAGCGGTCGATATGGACGCGGATTTGCCAATGATCCCATTGACCAGTGTTGTAAGCGTCCTCCCATCGCCCGAGGTTTCCATTTGCGGTGTTGACGGAGATTTCTCCCACGCCGTTAAAATCGATTGTGACTTGGTTTGTCCCGCCGTCGTCAAACGAGACGTCCCAAGGGCCGCTATCGTGCCGCGCCCAAAAACAGCAAATCATGTCCTGAACGTTCGGGCCGTCCTTGTAGAGATAGCCGCCAAAAAACGGAGCCGTGCGAAATGATTGTCCTGAATTGAACGGCGTTATATTTCCGACGCTTCCCCATCCCGCTCCGAATATTCCGTCCGCGCCATCCCAAATCCCATATCCGGCCGGGCTGTTAAATGCGTCGACGGGATCGACGTAATAGCCGCCACTGTCAGCGATCCAAAGCATGAGGGACTCCTAGTCAACCCATAGAAACGGATAAGTCGCGAAGATTGCAAACGGCGCGACGCTGGCCCAGACCTCGACGCCGACTTGGCCGACAAATCCCGCCGAGCCGTCGCGCGTCACGGCAACCCAAACTTCCGCGCCGACTTGCGAGATTCGGCCGGAAACGGTGTTCGGCGGAACGCTCGCCCAAACTTCGACGCCAAGCTGAGAGACTCGCCCACTCGGATTGTTTGCCGGAACGGGACTCCAAACCTCGACGCCGAGTTGCGAGGCTTGGCCCTTCGGATTGTTCGCGGGTACGTCGGCCCATGCTTCGACGCCGATCTGCGAAACTTGGCCGGTTGTCACGACGCAATCTTTTGCCCGATCAGCATTGCATTAACGTTCGAAGGCGTCCAAGCCGCCGAAGTGTTCGGATCGGTGTCTTGCTGATAGCGCGCCTGCCCCATCGTCGTTGCAACCGCGATTGCCGCCTCTGTAACGGTCGTCGCTCCGGATTTGAGCAGCGCCGAAATTGTGCGCGTGCCGATAACGTCCTTATTGCATTCGATCACGAGGTCGACGCCGAGGATCGTCGAGACGGAGCCCGGCAGGGATTGAATGCCGTACAAATCTTGATCGCTCACCGTGCTATCGGAAACAAGCGTCGTCGTCCCATCGAATAGGAAGTCGTTCACCATGCCCGCATTGTTGATGGTGATCGTTCCGTGAACGGCCGGTTGACGGAAAGTGTTCGTCGTTCCGAGCCCGGCGACCGAACTCGGGGAGGGCGGGCCGTAGGTTTGCGTCACTTGCCAGCCGACTTGCGACGCCGCGCTCGCGCATTTCATCGAGACGGTCGCGTCGGACCACATTCCAATAAAATATTTTTTCCCATTTTGAATTTTGACCGTCGACGCGAGCGTGAAGGTGTTCGCGCCGCTACCCGGATTCGTTAGCGCCGTACATTGAGCGAGCAGCGCTCCCGGCTGCTTCAGCGACGTCGGGAAAAGAGAGTTGTCGCCGTCGCTATCATAAATCGCAATATTGAGATGCCCTGTTAGAGCCGCCTGCAATTCGACCGTGATGCTGCCCGAGAAATCCCCGCCGCAAGTCGGCGTGAAGGATGCAAAGAAAATCGTATTCGCTGGCGTGAGGCCAATCGAACTCGAATTGTCGGTATAGCCGAACGTTGTGCTTCCGCCGTTGGTCTGCGCGAACTGCACCGCGCTATCGGAATTCGGCATCAACTGAATCCCGCGGAATGCGGTCATCCAATCGCTCCAATTTCCGGAGCCGGTGCCGTCCCAATGCGCGAATTCATCCATGTAATAGCCGCCACCACCATTGTTGCCGATGCGAATTCCGTTGGCGGTGTTGTTTGCACTCTGACGAGTTACGAGACTCGTCGCTGCAAAATCGTCGCTTGTGTTCCAATTTTTGCGAACGCGAAACTCTCCGGCCGTATTGTGAATAACTATTTTGACGCAATAGAACTCCCAAACATTCGGGGTGACGATGGCGCTTGTAAATGTTGCGAGGATGGTGCCGAAGCCGTTGCCTGCGTACAGCTTCATATTTCCGCCGCCATCCATTCGGATCGTGCATTGCGGCGTTGTTCCGTCCCAAATTTCGAGGCTCGATTGCGGAGTCGTGCCGCCAAGCGCGGCCGTCGTCATCATCCAAAAACCGAAAAAGAGAGTTCCTTGTGACGTAAATCCGCCAGTTTCGAGAAAGACGCCGCCGAAGGCGTTCCAGTTGAGCGATTTTCCGACGCCGAACGGCGTTTTATCGTCGAGGACGATATTCGCCGCGTTCCCCCCGACGGGGAAAGGAACATAAACGCCGTATGCCGCGCCGGGCGCGATGGTCGATGGATCGCTGGCGTTCTTGTAGAATTCAAAGCCGTCTCGAATGCGCAGCGCCATTTAGACCACCTTCGTTCCGAAAAATCCGTATGCGACTCCAATGATACCGCCGATGGCCGGAGTCGGTCCCATCGCCGTGAAATTATCGGCGTCGGCAAACGTGAGCGGCCCGGCGAGGCCGGAGAACGAGCCCACGGTCGCGCCCGCGAGGATTGTTCCGGTCGCGACCGTAACTCCATTTACTTTGAGCGTCATTGTCCAATCTGCGGACGGCGCGCTTTCGCATTCGAGAAACGCTTTGGCGAACGAGCCGCCCGATCCGTCGAGAAACTCATCGCCCGCCGCCATGAGTGCATTAAAGAATTCCTCGCCGGTTGCCGGAGCGCGGCCCGGCGTGCCGCCGATGATGCGAAGGAAATTCGTCCCGCCCGTTTCCGGCGCGGTCGACACTGTGACGGGCGACGTATAGTCCGAATATGTCCCGCCCGGCCCGACGAATGCGACCTCGACGTCATAAGAGGTGTCGGGATGAACGAAGGCTGAGGTAACGGTCGTCGTCGGCGGCGGCCCGGAGCCGTTCGAATTTATGAAAACCTGATCCTGCCAATCGCCAGCGCTCGCCGATCCGGAGGCCGAGGTTCGATATCGGATGGCCCAATTCAAATCCTCGCGCGTCGGCGTGTCGAATGTGACGTATAGGTGAGCGGTATCGGTGACGACCGAAACGCCGGTCGGCGTCGGAAGCACTTCGTCGGGAGCAGGCGAGCCTCCGGTCGGCGGCGTTCCTTCCTGCGTCGCCGGATTCCAATCGTCGATTTCGGCGCAAATCTTGATCCAATCGAATGTGACCGAGCGATCAGTGATATCGATCTGCGCATTCGAGATTTGCGCCGGGAACGTGCAAAGGCTCGGAAGCTCCGGAATGCTGATATTCACGTAACGCTCGCCGAGCGCGAGAAAACCGTAAAGGTCGGTTTTGATCGTGCCGCGCGCATCGGAGGTGAGTCTGTACATTTCGCGCGTAACGAGTCGGCGGGCTCGCGAATGCGATTGCACCCATGAAAGCGTGACGTTTTGCGAGCGCACTTTGCCGCGCGCCGTTATATCGGCCTCGTCGCGAACGGGATCGCCTTCGACCTCGGTATATTTCTGAGCCGGGTCGACATAGCTGAAAATGATTTCATTGATTGCGCTCTCGTCCTCGATGAACTTCTGAACCTTGAAGCCGATGATATGCTTGCCCTCGATGGTGATCGTCGGCTCATAAAACTTGCCCGCGAAAATTCTGAGCGCCCCGGAGCCGGTTTCGCCGAGCCATCCGTCGCAAGTTCCGAGCATCGTCGACAGGATATCGCTCGGATCATTGTCCATTTGATAAAAGCCGCCGAGTTCGTAACGCGCTTCACTTCCGCTCGAATTTAGCGCGACCGACTCATCGCAAACGTTCGCCGCTGTGATCCAATAGGATATTTCGGGGAGGATGCGCGTGTCGTAATCCTCGCCCATGTCGTCGATCAAAAACGTCAGGATCGCGCAAATCGGATTCGCGGTGAACGTCCAAGTCGACGGATCGCTCGCATCCTGCCCGCTCACGCGCGGATCGAAGCATTTGCGCCAGCGCGCGACGACGGAGGGCTGCGGCAATTGCTGCGGGTAAACCTTTTGAAACGCTGTTTGACCGACCGAGCGGCAAATCATTTCGAGCGATGCGATCCCGTCGCCGCGATGCGCGCTCGTCCAGATCGTCGGGAGGTAGCCGATAGCTTCCGCATACGCCGTTTCGGTCGCGAGCCCGAGCCGCGTTACGATGCGGATCGAGGTCGGGCCATAAGAGCCGTTCGCGAGCGTGTTTACGAAGCCGGAGCCGTCAAGCGTCACCTCGTCGTCGTGCAAGAAATATCGCTCATAGCCGTCGATCAGGCCGTCGTGAAGCGCAAGGACGTCGACCGAGTGACCATCGGTCGAAGCCTCATAAAGCATGTACGAGCCGGAGAGTCGGGCGCGGCCGAAGGCGCGAATGCGCGGCGGAATTGGCTGGCGCTTGGGGATTTTCCCATCGGCGGGCTTCGGCATCAAAGCCGATTGGATCAGGCTCGCGACGAGCGACAGCCCGACCGAAACGATGATGCCCGCAAGGATGGTCGCGGTCGCGGCCCCGACGCCGATTTCGACGAGCGCCGCGGCGACGAATGGGATCAGAAACGGCATTTAGATCGCCCAAGCCTCAAGGATCGGAGTCGTCAGCAAAAGCAGCCCCTCGGGCGACATAACCGCAACCCGCTCGCCAATTACTATCCCGCCCGCGTTGGCGTTCACAACCTCCCCGAGTTGCAAGGCGCGGCTGCGGATCAGCGCGATATCGCCGTCGACGGGCGAGTCGGTCGGCGGAAAGCCGCACGCCGCCGTCCGGGCGCGCATAATGCCGCGCACGCCGCCATCGCGCCGAAGGATGCGCAAGCATTCAAGCTCAGTTTTATATTTGCCGCGATAAGGCGTCGCCGGATCGATGCCGGTCTTTTCTCGAATCCAGTTGCAAACGAACATAAGGCAATCGCGCTCGCCCCAAAATTGCGACGGCCGGAGCATTTCGCGCTCAAGGAATTCGCTCAGAATTTGGGCCATACCTTGAAAACGCCTTGCGAATAGAGCGGCGTCCGCTCGCAAAAGCGATCATCGGCCGAACGTTTCTTTTGATCCGTATCGGTGAAAAAAGCGATCTTGGCGCGCGTGCGTCCGCTGAACGACGAGGCCACGCTGAGCGAAACGGTGACGCGCTGCTCGCCGTTATTGTCCGATGACATTTCGATTGTGATGACGTCGGCCGTATAGCTGCGAAACCAAAGGACGTCATCGATGGGCTGCAAATTCGCGTCGAGCGGAAGCAGGCCAAGATTGACGCGCTTGTTCCGGACGAGGAACGCATCGCCATCAGCCTTCGCGGCCATGTCCGGGTCGATTCCGGAAAATGAAAACTGCACGCGCTCAGCGACGCCGTTGATAAGCTGAGCGACGACGGGCAGATCGGCCATCGTGCCGACGCCCTTGTAAATCGCGCCGGTAGGCTCGATGGCGTCCGCGCCGACCGGCATGTCGCCGAAGCCGGTCCAAAATCTAACCGGCGTGCCGGTGTCGAGGCGAAAGAGGGCGGCGATTTCCGCCGTATTGCTGGCGATGCGATTCGCCTGATCGACCGAAAGCGACATTGCTCAACCCGCGTCGAAATGTTCGATGAATGAGACGGAGAGTTGCTCGCCGACGCGAAAGTTCGTGATCCCGGCCGCAAGCTGCGGCGCGGTGTCCGGATGGAGCCGCATCAAAACCCGCGGGATATCATATTCGACGGGCGGATTTCCCGAGCCGATGGTGACGGCCTCGCGAAGAGGCGGGCGAATGTCCATGTCGAAAATATCGCCCGATAGCTGCGCGGTGATCCGGCCGACCTCATACATTCGCCAGCCCGCCGTTGGATGATTGATCGAGAGATGCTCGCCGCCCCTCGGCGCTGAACCTTGCGTGATCTGAACGCGGATCGAGGTCGCCCGCAGCGCGGCGGCCTGAACGATTTCGGCGATCACTATCGGCGTATCGTAAGCCGCGACTTCGGAGAAATAGTCGCTCGCCGCCGCTGTCGGGCCGGGCTTGCGAAGCTCGCCGCCGACAAGATCGCGCGGCGCGAAATGCAGATCGATAAGCGGCATGATGAAAGCCTGCGCGCCATGATCGAGATAGGACGACCACGCTCGGAGCGCGCGAACCTCATCGATGGAGTAAATGTTGAAACTGCAATCCATGCGCCAGATCCCGCCGCCATCCGTGCGCGACCATTGTTGTTGCGCACCATCCGCCGCAATTGGACCGGCTTTGGCCGTGCCGATGCGATAGGCGCGCACCTTGACCGGCTTGAGGATGCGGAAAGGCCAAACGTAATAAGTTGTCACTTTAGGAAGCCTCGCCCAAACGGTGAGCCCGATCTGCGATATCTCCGCAGCCGGTGAGTCGTTGCCCCAGACCGTAAGCCCAAGTTGACTTATCTGCGCGTCGATTGTCATCGGCCATTACGTTCCGAGCCGCTTGAAATTTTGTTGACGCCCCGGCACGCCCTTTAGGGCGACGTTCGCGCCTTTGACTGATCCGGCCGTGATGGCTTCCTGCTTGCTGCGCTCGATCTGTCGCATGACGTCGTCGGCCAGAATCGAGCGGTCGGCGTGAACTGTCTGATTCACGATTATGCGCTGTGGCGTCCCTGAGAGCGGTCTAGGGAGGCGCAGCGTGACCGGGATGGTTCGGCCATCGGGGAGCGGGACGGCGGCCTCGATGCCGCTCTCTGCGAAGATGGAGGCCGTATCGGCGACGCCGCCAGAAGCGAAGCGTTTCAAAACTTGCCGACCGTGCGGGCCGGTCACGCCGCCCTTGGCGAAAAATCCCGAGGACGAGATGACGTCGGCCGGAATAGCGGAAAGAGGCTGGCTTCCGCCACCGCTGAAAAGGCCGTCGAAGATACTGCTAAAGATGCCGCCTCCCCCACCGCCGCCGCCGAGCGGCGTTCCCTGCTCGCCGAACATTCCTTCAAGCAGCGGCTTTAGGACGTAAATCTTCAGGATCATCTCGGCGATGGTTTGGAGGAAATTCGCCGCGGCGCTCTCCATCGCCTTCCAGCCGTGCAAGCCAGCGGCGAAAACGTCGGCCAGCCCGTTTCTGAGTTCATCCGCAAGCTGAATTTGATCGGCCATCTCGCGCCCGGCGTCGTGCGCCGCCTGCGCGGCCGCGGCCACGCGATCAGCCTCGGCGTTGAGCGCATTAACGTATTCCTCGGTGAGCGGAATCCCTTGCGCCTTGGCCTTATTGTAAGCATCTTGGAGAAATTGAGCCCGAGCGAGAGCGCCGCCGAGCAGGCCGAGCGTTTTGATTTCGGTATCGTATCCGCGAATCTGATCCTCGCCGAGCGCAATCGAACTGCGGACGATTTCCGCGCCGCTCGCCTCGAAAAGTTTTAGCTGCGCGTTCGCGTCGGCCGCGGCACGGCGCGCGGCGGCGATGGCATGGATCGAGTCGAGTTCGTCCTGAAGCTCTTGGCCCTTCAAACCCTTCTGACGGCCGAGCGCCGTTATCGCGGCCTGCTCTTCCTGATTTATTTGGTTCGTTTTCGCCGCAAGCTCGTCGTCGATTTCCTTCACGACCGCGTCGTGATAACCGGCGAGCCCTTGGAGCATCCGAACGTGAAGCTGATCGTCGGCCGCGATCTGCGCCTCATTCGCCCGCGCCTGCTCGACTTGGAGCCGGGCGATGGCGTCGGCGCGTTGCTGCGCCTCGGCCGCGAGCCGCGCCGATTGATCGGCTCCGACCGGCGCAAGGACGTTCGACGGAGCGCCCTTGCCTTGCGGAAATCCGCCCTTCGGAGTCGGCGTGACGCCAGCCTCGGCTTTTACCTCGGCGATTTTTTTCTTAAGCGCGTCGAGTTCGGCGAGCTTTTGCTGCGTCGCCTTCGAGTCGCCGAAAAAGCCCTCGATCCAAGTCCGATGCGTGTCGACGTCGTGCGCAAGCGCGGCGGCCTTGATTTCCAATTCGCGCATTTGATCGGAGGTCGTGACCGGCCCCGGCGCGTTCGCCGATTGCGCGCCGAGCGTGCCGCCGATGATCCCGCCGATGACCGCGCCCGGCGCTCCGGCAACCCTCGATCCGACGAACGCTCCGGCGATGGCCGGGAGAAACGGCGCGAGCTTTGCCGCCCACGCCGCCGCGTCGGCCAGCGCCTTCGCAAAATTGGCGAGCGCCGCCTGAAATTGCGGTGACTCGATATCTCCGGTGAACTTGGAAAACTCGTCGAAAAACGCGACGAGCGCCGTTGCGCCGACGACTTGAAGCCTGCCCTTCAAATCCTCCCACTTCTGGACCATCTCGTCGATCTTGGCGATGTTTTCATCGCTCATAATCCGGCCCTGCTCCTTGAGGGCGGCTGTGACGGCCTCGATATGGTCGCGGCCTTGCGCGAGGAATGGCACGAGGTTCGCGATGTTGCGGCCGAAGAGCGCGGTCGTGATCGCAACCCGCGCGCTTTGGTCGGTCGTGTTTTTCATTACGTCGGCGTATTTCAGGAACGCATCCGTAACGTTCCCTTTGATGTTGATCCCAAGCCGCTGGAATTCCGCTGTGAGTTGCTTATTGCCCTCTTTCGCCGATCCGAAGTTTTTGGTGAAGCGTTCCAGCCCGGCGTTGAATTGCTCGGCGTCGACGCCAGCCTTGCGCGCCTGAATTCCCCACGATTGCAGATTTGTCGCGCTCACGCCGATGGCGTCGGAGGTGTGCTTTATGTCCTCGGCCGTTTTGATGATGCTTTTGATAAAACTATCGATGGCGATAAATGCGCCGCTCGCAAGCAAGGCGTTCGTGAATTTCTTGACCGCGTTCGCGCCAGCGGCGGCGAAACTGTTCTCGACGCGCGAGCGCATGAGGTCAGTTCGCTTTTCGATTTCTCCGAGCCGCTTGTCGATGTTCGCGGCCGACGCGGCGATTTGATTGTCGAGCTTTTGGGATTGTGCCTCTAGCTGGACGACAAGTCGCTCAAGATCGGTCGCGGCCATCAGTTAAGCATCCCATGCTCGCGCAACGCTGCATCATATTCCGCGTCGCTCGGAGCGCCAGCCAAGGGCTGAGTCCCTTGCGCGCGTTGCCATCCTCTAACAGCCGATTGAAATTCCCACAATGAAAGCTCGTCGCATTGCCGAGCGTCAAATCCTATTGCAGCACCCGCTCCGTAGATGGCGGCGAAAGAGAGCTTTCCGTTTGGGCTTGCGGGCTCTTCTGATCCTCCGTCGCCTTCGATTTTGGGAGCGGATCGTCCTCCGGCCCGACGATGGCGATGCCGATGATCGCTTGCGCGCGCGGAATATTTTCGATGAGCGGACGGTCGACGACGTATTGCTCGGTGAGCTTCAGCGCCTTCGACGGCTCCATGCCCGCGCCCATCAAACCGAGTCGGATCGTTTCGAAAATGTCGTCGACAAGCCATTTGCCCTCGACGAGTCGGCGATAGATCGCGAGCGGCCCCGCGCCGCACTTTTCTTGAAGGATGCGCAATTCCTTCAGGCCGAGGCGGAATTCGTATTCCCCATCGGCCCATGCGAGCGTTACGCGCGCCGAGCCGTCAGCCATTAGGTCGACGTATGCCAGAGGACCGGGCCGTCAGAGTCGAGGCCAAGGCTTACCTCGGCCTTGTTTCCGCGCGTGCCGGTGATCCCGAATTTCACGAGATGAAACTTCCCGTAAAAATAGCCGATGGTGTTAAGCCAAATTTGAATGTTTTTCCCGTTCGGGCTCGCAACCCAATCGGCGTATTCGTTCATGGTCGCAGCGAGCGCGTCGAGCTTTCCCGATCCTGAGAGCGCGCATTCCATCGTCTGCTTGACGAATTCGATCCACGCCGGAGCATCCGGCGCATCGCAATCTGGAACTTCGACCTTATTGCCGCTCGCGGTGAATTCGATCCCGCGGTCGAGGTTGATAAGGCAAGGATGGGCGAACGTTTCGGGCGAGCCGCCGTTGCCGATCTTTATCAAAACTTGAGTGCCGAGGATCGTATTAACTTGCGCCATTTGCCTTTTCTCCGTTCATCCCGAGGGCTCAGTCAACGCTCGCAAGGTGATGACTCCGTGCGAGGTGATCGTGTCCGCATCCGTCAAATACCGTTGATTGCGCGGCTCCACAAGGAGGTTGCGATTCTGGGAGAGAACGACGGCCGGAGGAATTGCCGACATGATGGTCGCTCCGATCTTTTTACACTCCGTCATGCCCGGCCCCCGCGACCAAACATGGATATCGAGAAAGATTTCGGAGCCGTCGAGAAATTGCGCCAAATCCGGCACATTATGGTCGTCGCCGATTGTGACGTAAGGAAACGTCGGCAGATCGGGAACGTCCTGATAAATGCGCGCCGGAGTGCCGAGCAGGC